GCAGATACCCACCTTAAGTGAATACCACACTTAGAAGACCAAGACGCGATGCAATCAAATTTTAATTCAATCAATATCGCTACTAGGAGCCAACCCGTTAAAGTTGACAATCCTGAATTTTCTCTCAAGTATATTGAGTCTTCTGCTTTTTTATCAGAGAAGTATAAGATTAATGAGAATTCAGTAAAAAAGGTAATTACCATTGTAGAACGGATCTTCGAAATTTACCAAGTTTTTGGTTTCATCGATTTTCCGAAGGACAACAGCCAATTTCTTATGTTGAATAAGTTCATGAACAAAATTGAAAAATTTAATATGAGAAGAGCTTGTCGTATGTACTACAAAAGTGTGCATAGGTACTGTAAGGTTCTTGCGACCATTGGTGAGGAGAATTGGGCAAAACTTTTTAAATGGAAGTTTTGTGCATTTTTCTCTTACCATATGGGCCAAGAAATACCTATCTGCAAATTCGCGAGAAACGATTCAAAAGATCTTCGCCAGGTTTTTAAACCCTGGTTCCTTCTTGGAGGTATTGTTCATGATTTTCATAATTATATGGAATCTCACATGCCTGAACAGTTTTTTGAATTTCTCACTTCTATATTACACCTGAAGAAAGGGTGTCCTCGCATGGATGTTGAGCTTGTTGAAGCCCAAATCAAGGCGACGGTGGAGAAGTTAACTACTGAACCACCCGAACCTTCCTTTAGTTTGGGCCTCGACTTAAGTCTCGAACCAAATTTCGATAAGGCAAGTGATCCAGGTTTTGAAAAAAACGTTGGATGTGATCTGCTTAAACTGGCTCTTGAAAAGGAGTCAGTTATCGCTGACCTAGTTAGGACAGTTGATGAGATTTTTGGGGGTAAACGCCTTCCATGGACTGCTCTATTGGAGCCCTTCTTTCCTTCTTGTTCGGCCCACTATATTAACAGTAGGTCTGAAGGTGGTGCCGCTGGAGTTCTCTTTACCGACCCTGATAATTCTAAGTTCTTGTCTAAAGACGAAGATCTGTTATCAATAGGTTTAGAGAATGTGCGTTGTTTCGATCCGAAATCGTGGCATTATGGGAGATATGGAAAATATGAAGATGAAGTCCTAAAAAACCAAGGGGCTTCTAGTGATCTACATGCAGATGTACCATCATTGGTTATTGATGACTCTGACTTAAGATCAAGGTGGACCGAATTTTATTGGGCACAATGGAATAAAGCGAAAGCTGAGATTCCATTGGTGGCTCCAGTTGGGTTGGTCGAGCCTTTGAAAGTTAGAGTTATCACTAAAGGGCCTGCTTATCTCTACACGGTCCTTAAACCGATACAGAAATTTCTGTGGCGAACCCTTAAGGGTTTCCGGACGTTTGAGCTTATCTCCCGTTATGTTTCGGAGGATGATATCAATTTCGTTGATAATTTTAATGGTCTATTTACAGATCCAGGTAAACATTATCAGTGGATACACCAATGGATGCTCTTAAGTGGCGACTTCGAGGCTTCAACCGATAATTTGTACTCATTTATTTCGAATACAATTTCTGACCGGATTATTTTTAATCTTTTTCAGAATAGAACGGATGAAGATGACGTTAATTTGCCTGCTCATTTTTGGAATGAGTTACGAAGTTTCATGCGGACTGCGTTAACAGAACACATTTTTAACCTGGATGGCGAGGATATTCCTCAAAAGAATGGTCAATTGATGGGTTCAATTGTTTCTTTTCCTATTCTTTGCATTGCCAATGCTGCTATGTGCCGGAAGGCGCAAGAGATTGATAGATGTTACTATGATGATGTTTTTGGTTATACCGAAGGTAGTCTTTATATACCATCTTATCAATTAAATCTCGAACCTACTTTCAGAAGAATTGATGGGGGAACTGTTGAGCATCATGCACCTTTACTTATTAATGGTGATGATTGTCTCTTACGGGGAACCCCTTTTCTTAAGAAAATATGGGAAGAGTTAGCAAAAGCGTACGGTTTCACAGCCTCTATGGGTAAGACTTATTGGTCTGATTCTTTCTGTACAATTAATTCAAGTACTTTTAGAAAGTCCCTTATTGAAACTGGTGATTCCACACCTGGAATGCCTTATGAATGGAAAGAGGTCAAGTATATTAACTCAGGCCTTTTACATGGTTTAAAGAGGTCGTCTGTTGGAAATACAGACCCTCAACAAGCACACGGCAACCTCGGAGTGATCGCTCGAGAACTCAAACGAGTTACACCTCAAGAACTTTGGCCAAAGGTCAAATCTCTCTTCATCTCACATAACCGGAAAAAGCTTAATGCTTTTTCAAATATGGCCTTACCCTGGTTCATTCCAGAGTGGCTTGGTGGGGTTGGTCTCCCACGAGATAATGAGTTGATTTCTGACGAAGATAGGGCTAACTGTACAATCATTAGATCTTGCTTTGCTGATTTAATTCAGGCGGAGAAGACCGACGTGGAGTGGAAAGTTAACTCTTTGGTCTTACATCAGTTTAAACTATGGGAGAAGGTAGGTTTAATCCGTACCAACTACCAGAAGTTGATGACCGATGATGAACTTGTACAGGAAGTTGAACAAAACTACCTGGAGGTTTATAAGTTGATGTGCATTAATTTGTTGTTCAGTCGTCCCTTTGAAGAATTGAAAAATTCTGAGAAGCGTGATGGTTTCATTGAAAGAAATGGAACATCTTTTAAACGCAGACGTGCCAATCCCAACGGTCTAAGATTCCTTAAGCAGAACTCTGTTCTTTGGAGTAAAGCTAGGAAAATTGTGGCTGAAAGGTGTAAAACTGGAACACTGATGATAGATTTAATGTATGACGATGAGTTCGAACACGAAAAGAGGAAGTTCTTTTTCCCTTGTTTGAAAAAAGAACTGAGGGTGGCTGTCCCCAAACCACAAGGGGCCCTCAGCGCTGGTTGGCGGTAATCCGACCAGGAAAACAGTCACTGAGAGTTAGCAAAAATAAAAATATAAAAAAACCTTAGATAGTTAGTCTATATTCTCATTGGCATAGCCTTGCAGAAGGAAAACTGAGTGTCGAAGATGATCATTGTGATGTGTTAGCATATAATTTTAAGCTTTAC